GCGCGGCAACGTAAGTGCCTTCCCGCTCTCCGAAACGCGCCCGCCAGCCCCGACGCAGCACCCCGAAACGCCCGCCCGCTACGGGGCGTTCAAGGCCGATACGGTAGTGCTGGAACCGGCGGACGAGGCCGATCCGCCGCCGAGGGGTGCAACCGTCCACCTGCGGACAGACTACGACTGGGCAAAGATCAAGGCGTGCTACATGGACGGGCGCGGCCCGAAGGACGTCGCGGCGATCATGGGAGTGCCGGTGAACACGCTCGCCAAGCGGATCACTCGCGAAGGCTGGGCACGCGAAAGGAGGGCATCATGCGCACGATAGCCAAGCGCAAGGCCACGCGACCAAGGCCGCTCGCATGGAAACCGCGCCAGCCCTCCGATTTGGTCGGCCCGTCGCGGCTCATCGCCGAGAAGCTCATGGCCAAGGCCAAGCGCGGTGGAACGGAGCCGGTGAAGCTCCTTCTCTACGGCCCGCCGGGCGTCGGCAAGAGCACGATCGCGGAGATGCTGGCCCTCGAATTCACGGGCTCGCCATGGAGCATCGAGGATGTGCCCGGCAAGGTTGTGACGGTCGAGACCGTGAAGGACTGGATGCGCGAACTCGCCTACGGGAGTCTCTACTCGGAGTGGTCGGTTAAGATCGTGAACGAACTCGACCGCTGCTCGCGGGATGCGCAGGACCTGCTCCTTGGTTACCTCGACAAGATGCCGCCGGGCCGGGGCTTCATCGGGACGAGTAACCTCGACCTCGGCCAACTCACGGAGCGATTTCAGACCCGTTTCCAGTCGATCAAACTTGAAGCCCCGAACTCGGATGAGATTCGGGGCTTTTTGATGGCCCACTGGAAGGTTCCGGAGGCCGTTGCTGCGATGATCGCCGTTGGTTGCGGCGGGAACGTCCGGGCGGCACTGGCCGACCTCGAAACCCACTTCGACGCCACCTGCCATGACTAGCCATGCCGAGTTCCGGGGCGTGCTGCGAAGCATGATTTCCAAGGCCGACAACTGGCCGCGCAAACCTGACCCGCGCCTCAAGATCGAGACAAAGCCGCACGGATGGCTTCTCCCCGTTCTTCTTGAATGCGAAAGCGCCTGCTGGGGACGCTGGAACCACTGGTTCCGGACGATGGAGGCGGGGCGTGTCCTCGCCGAGCCCATCCCTCAGATCGAGTTCCAGCCGGACGCGGCGGGGCTTGCGCGCAAGATGCACGAGAAGTCTTTGGATGCCATTGCACGCGGAAGCTGGCTCGGTTGGGACAGCTGGCGGATCTTTGACTACTACCTCGACTGGCTCCTCTATGCCTTCGGGAGTCCGCAGCAACCCGAGCCGCCCCGCGAGGTGGAGGACGGAGCGTTCGCGAGGCTCTATCAGGTGTTTTGCCTCGAAGCCATGATCGCATGGCCCGCCGACCTCTTTGGCGACATGCTGGCCGAGAACCGTCACGGACGCGCCAACGGGTTCTTTCCGACGCCGCACAGCCTCGTCGAACTCATGACCAAGCTGACCTTTGGGGGCGGCGACAACCGGCTCCAAACCGTGTATGACTCCTGCACGGGCACGGGGCGAATGCTCCTTCACGCAAGCAACCACAGCTACCGGCTCTACGGTCAGGACATCAATACGACGGTGCTCAAAGCCTGCGCGGTCAACGCCTACTGCTTCGCGCCGTGGATGGTTCGGCCCTTCCCGTTCCTGAAGGATGACACGGTGGAATCCGTGGAGCCGGTGGCGCTGCCCGAGCCAGTCAAGCCGCCGGAACATGCGGCAATTCTGACGCCAACGCGGGCCACGAAAACTGTGCCGAAGCCCCGCAAGAAACCGGAACCGGCGCAGCTGACGCTCTTCGACTTTTGACATCGTTCCGCTGGTCATGAAGAGCGAAAAAAGTGCGAAGGCAAAGGCGTTGGCCGATGGGGTGGAGGTGTGGTGCAGCTTCGACAAGCTTGTGCCCGTGGGCGACCTCCAGCCCAATCCTAGGAACCCGAACACGCACCCGGCGCGGCAGGTCGAGCTGCTGGCGAAGAACATCCGCTACTTCGGCTGGCGGCACCCGATCACAGTTTCGCGCCTCAGCGGCTGCATTGTGGCCGGTCACGGGCGGCTGGAGGCAGCGAAGGCGCTCGGCGTCCAGCTTGTACCGGTGGACTATCAGGACTTCGCGAGCGAGAACGACGAAATGGCCGTGCTCGTCGCTGACAACCGCCTCGCGGAACTGGCGATGACCGACCTCAACACACTCGAATCGGTCATCAAGGACCTCCAGGTGGCTGACTTCGATACGATCCTCACCGGCTTCGAGGACGGCGACCTTGAGAGCCTGCTGGGGAGGGTTGGTGAGGCCGCCGAGGAAGACGGCGAGGCCGAACCTGCCGACGAAGACCTCGGCAAAGGCGACGTGACGATCGCGCTCGGGCTCTACCGCTTCAAGCTGACGCAGGAGGAGTATCTCGCGTGGATTGACCGCGTGAAGCAGACCGTGGGCTTCGACAAGGAGTCCGTTACGAAGGAACTACACCGGAGGCTCGGCATATGATCACGCTCGAACCCATTTCCGCCGTTGAACCGTCGACCTACAATCCTCGCAGTGCCGACGCCGCACGCCTCGACCTCATCGAACTGTCGCTCCGTAAGCTAGGCTTTCTCGCGCCGATCTATGCGGACAGTAACGGCGAAATCCTCTCCGGCCACCAGCGGCACCTTGTGGCGTCGCGCATGGGTGCAGCGGAGATTCCGGTCTTCCGCACGAAGGCGATGGACCTCGCCCAGCGCAAGGCCCTCAACATCGTCTTCAACCGCGCGACGAACGACTTTGATTGGAACAGCACGCCGGAGAAGGCGACTCGTGAACTCGCCGCTCTCGACGTGCAACAGCTCGCCGCCGCGATTCCCGACAAGGCAGCCGGCTCGCCGGAGTTCTACCGCTGCGTGCGTCCAAACATGGTGCCCGTCCGCGACCTTTGCCACGCCAACGCTGGCCGCTGGCTCCAATATGCGCGGAACCTCGCCCGCACGCTGCACCGCCACGGCATCCTGATGCCCATCATCTGCCGCCGCGACGGCACGGTGGTGAACGGCATTGGTCGCCTCGAAATGCTCGCCGAAAAGAAGGCGGAAACCGCGCCCGTCGTGTATGTGACGGACGAGGAAGCGGCGTTTGCAGAGGCGATGATGAACCTCCTCTCGATGGATTTCGACGTGCATTCCCGCTACGCCGATCTTCTGCGCTACAACTCCTTCCGGCGCGCCCGGCGTGTTCGCGAGGAGCTTGGCAACGGCTTTATCTTCGCCGTGCATGGGGCGAAGCCCTGCCACACATTCGACATCTTTGACGCCAAGCAGAAGGCCCTCTGGACCCGCGAGCACGGGACGACCATCCTCGACTTTGGCGCTGGGCACCTGACGGAAACCGCGATGCTCCGCAGGGCGGGCTTCGCCGTCACCCCCTTTGAGCCCTACCATATCAGCCGCGCCGAGATTGACCAGACTCAGAGCCTCGAAATCTGCCGCGAGTTCTTGAAAGCGGTGGCGGACGGCACGCAGTGGACCTCGATCTTCCTCGCGAGCGTGCTCAACTCCGTGCCCTTCGCGACCGACCGCGAGCATATCGCCGTCATCCTTGCCTCGCTTTGCCGTCCGGAAACCCGCGTCTATGCCTGCGCCTCCAGCGTCAGCGAAACCGGCTGGCGCCAGGTGAACGGCAAGGCGTTCCTCAACAAGTCGAACTCCGGCAACATCGCTTTCCGCCTCGACTACGAAACGGGCATCCGAATTGGCGACTTCCAAGAAAAGCCAAAAGTTCAGAAATACCACACGGAAAAAGAGTTCCGTCAGCTATGGACTCCATTCTTCCGCTCGGTTAGGGTGGAGGAGTTGAGTAACAACGTCACCGCCATCTGCTCGCATGCCCTGCGGTTCGACCCGGAACGGCTCCGCGCCGCGCTGGAGTTCGAGTTTGACCTGCCTTATCCCGATGGCTCGCGCATGGGACTCGTGGCCGAGGCGATGGCGGCGTTCGGCAAGAGGCTGGGGGTGTCGCTGTGATCTATCTTCTCGATCTCAACTACACTCTCGTCGGGAACTCCCCCAAGCGCGGCGAGCCGCCCCTACGCCCCTTCATTCGCCAACTGGAGCAGGAGACGTATCGCGGCTGGCTCGTGGACCTGCTCCGCCCGCATCAGGTGATCCTCATCACGGCCCGCCCCAAGCGTTACCGCGAGGCGACCTTGGAGCGCATCAAAGCGCAGACCGATTGGCAACCAATGGACGCCTACTTCGCAGAGATCGAAGCAAGACCTCCGCAGATCAAAGAGCACCTCTTGAACGCCCACATCTTCCCGAAATACGGGCGCGAAGGCTACTTCGGGCTGGAAAGCAATCCGCACACAAGGGCGATGTATGCCCGCTACGGAATCAACGCCGTGCGCGTGTCTGATCAGGAAATGATGTGGCTGCCGGGCTAGGCATGAGGTTCGTCCTCTTTCGAGAGTGCTTCCCGCTTGAACGCTTCGTATCCTTCTTCGTAGTCAGCCGCAAATTCGGGATCGTTGAGTTTACGCTTCATGACGTAACGAGTTAAGTCGTCCGTAGAAGTCTTAGCATTGCCGAATTTGGACTGCATCTTTGAGCGTATGCCTTCGTCCATATCTTCGACGGAAACGGGTTTTATGCCTGGCTTGACGAGCCGTTTTGCACATCCGGCTGAGCTTCCGTAGTCCTTCTTGTTTCCGGCGGATTTGTCCTCTGGCGTCGTCATGCGGTTATCTGATCTGAAGAAAGAGTATTGGTTTCTGAGCAAAAGGCCATGCGTTTGACACGCCGCGCCTTGCATGGACGCAATTCAGGTGGACGGCGGGATCACGAGCGAGGCTAGCAACTGGGTGTTTGATGAGCACGTGGCGCCGCACTTTGACGAGCATGTGCGTAAGAGCGTCCCGGAATACGATCGGGTGCAGGAGTTGGCTGCGACATTCTCGGACTGGTTTACGCACACAGGCTCCACCGTCCTCGACTTCGGAGCTTCGACCGGAGAAACCATCCGCCGCATCCGGGACCGCCATACAAAGACGCTCGACCTCATCGGCTTCGACAACTCGCAGGCCATGATCGAGCAGGCGGCGAAGAAGGGTGTGGACGTACGTTTTCAGGACTTGGAACGCCTGACGAAGATCCCAGCCTTCAGCTACGGTATCGCGCTCTACGCCCTCCAGTTTCTTCGCCCGCAGGCCCGCCAGCGGCTCGTGTATTCGATCGCGGAAGCCATCGAGCCGGGCGGCGGCTTCTTTGTCGTGGAAAAAGTGCTCGGCAGCTACCCGACGACGCAGGACATAATCCAGCAGCTCTACTGGGACATGAAAATCCGCAACGGCCTGACGCCTGCGCAGGTGCTGAACAAGGCACACGCGCTTCGCGGCTGCATGTATCCGAAGACGATTGACGAGAACGAGGCCGAGTTCCGCGCCGCCGGATTCTCGCAGGTGGAACTGGTCTTCAAGGACCTGCAATTCTGCGGCTGGCTGCTCATCCGTTAATCCCCTCTCAAAAGAAATCAAAGACATGAATTCTTTTGAGAGGGGACTCGAACCCCCAACCTTCCGTTTAGTAGACGGTCGCTCTATCCAATTGAGCTACTCAGCGGCCTTTCATTATGGATAATGAGCGCAGATTGTCAAGAGAAAACGGTGGTTTTGACGAAAACGCGGCGCGGAAGGTTCTCAGCAAAGATTTTGAGAACGTAGTCCGAAAAGTGGCGGCAGGCAGGCCACTCACCGCCGCCGAGCGCGCTCGCATCGAAGCACGCGCCGCCGGTAGCAGCGACTCCACGGCTTATGCCGACAATCAGGTGGAACTGGCCGCGCTCCTTGGAATCACGCGGCGGACGCTCACCACCTGGCGCAAGATGACCGGTGCGCCGAAGCCCCTTGCAAACGGCCAGTACGACGTTGCCGCGTGGCGGGAGTTTGTGCGCTCCAAGGGGTTGAAAGGTGGTGGCGAGCCTGTGGGCAATCAGGAGGCGCTCAAGGCGCGCAAGCTTCTTGCGGAGATCGAGGAAAAGGAGCTGCGCCTCGCCATTCGTCGCGGGGATTATCTGAGTAAGGAAGCGGTGCGCCGTTCGATCCTTGAGGGGCTCGGGCGTATGTTTTCCATCCTGCACAAGCGGCTTGAGGACGAACTGCCGCCGATCTCTTGCGGCAAGGACGCGATCGGCATCCGTGAGGACAACGCCAAGGCGCTTGATGAGGCGCGCAAGGAAGCCTTCGAATACTTCACCGGACTGACGCATGAATAAGGACATCGCCAGCATGTTTGCCGAGGCCGTCCGGCCCGCAGACCGCCGTGCCCCCTGGGCTTGGGCGGAGGACAACATCGCCTCGATCCCATACTCGCCGATGCCGGGCCGCTTCCGCAGCGAACACTCCCCGTGGGTGCGCGAGCCGCTGGAAGCCGTCGTGGACACAAAGGTGCGCATTGTGAGCATCATCGCGGCGGTGCAGGCGGGCAAAACCACGGTTTCGGAGCTGGCGCTCTGCTACATCGTGCCGAACCTGCCCGGCCCCACGCTGTGGCTGAGCGCAACCGATGACGATGCAAAGGACCAGTCGGAAGCCCGGCTTCAGAAGCTCTTCGATGAGTGCGAACCCGTCCGAAAACTCTTCCCAAAGGATCGCCACAAGAAGCGCAATCACACGATCCACTTCGCCAACGGAATGCCCCTGTGGATCCTCGGAGCCTTCAACAAGACGAACCTCCAGCGCCGTTCCATCCGCTGGGTGTTTGCCGATGAAACGTGGCAATACCCCGCTGGCCACATGGCCGAGGCAGAAGCGCGTGTTACGGCGTTCGGCTGGCTCGGCAAATGCGTGTTCATGAGTCAGGGCGGCGAGGAAAACGACGACACGCACCGCAAGTTCGAGACGACGGACATGCGCGAGTGGACCTTCGCCTGCCCGGAGTGCGGCAAGCGTCAGCCCTTCGACTGGGACAACGTCGAGTGGAGCAAGGACGCCCGCGACTCCATCGGCAACTGGGACTTCGCCGCCGTGCGCGAGACGGCGTCGCTCCGCTGCACAGAATGCAACCACTATTTCCCAGATACGGACGCCATGCGCCGCATCCTGAACGCCAGCGGCCAGTTCGTCCGCACAAACCCGAATGCCGCACCGGAGAACGTCGGCTTCCACTGGAACGCTCTCTGCGCGATGTCGTGGGGCAGTCTCGCGGAACTCTACCTGCGGGCCAAGGCCGCGATGCGGCAGGGTGACACCTCGCTCCTCCAGCAGTTTTATCAGAAGCGGTTGGCGCTCCCGTGGCGCGAATATGTCGAGGACTACAAGATGGAGATCGCGACCTGCGGCTACCGCAAGGGCGAGATATGGGCAGGCGAGGGCGGGATCAATCGCCTTGGCCGTGTCATCGCGCCACCCTTCGCGGAAACGCCGATCCCGCTCCGCATCCTCACGGTGGACTGCCAGATGGACCACTTCTACGCGCTTGTGCGCAGTTGGGCGGCGGACGGCTCTTCGCGCCTTGTCTGGAACGAGCGCCTGCTCACCTTCGAAGACGTGGAGGCGCTTCAATCACGGTTTAATATCCACCCGAACCTCGTGTTCGTGGACGCGGGCCATGCGACTTATGACGTGTATCGGCAGTGCGCCCGGATGGGCTGGGTTGCGCTCCTCGGCGACCGCCGCGCTACCTTCCCGCATCACACGAAGGCGCAGGGCGTCGTCCAGCGATTCTACTCACCGCGCCGCAAGGTGGTGCTGACGAATGACCGGCACTGCTACGTGCATTATTGGTCGAACCTCAACATCAAGGACACGCTCGCCCGACTGCGCCGCAACCAGAACCCGGCCAACGGCCCGACGTGGGAAGTGCCGGACGACATCGACGAGGACTACCTCTCGCAGATGGAGAGCGAACAGCGCGTGAAGGAGCACGATACGTGGTTTTGGAAGCAGATCGGCAAGCGTCCGAACCACTACTGGGACTGCGAATCGATGCAGGCCGCCGCCGCGACCATGCTCAAGATCGTGGGCCGGGAGAGCGTTGACAAGTGCTCCGCTACCGATGGCGACGATTGATTACTCGGTGGGCTTCAGCGTGACGGAAATCGAGGACATCCTTGCCGTCCACAAGCAGGAGCTGAAGAAGACGCTGACGGCGTACGCGAACGATGGCTCCAGCTACACCAAGCGTCACATTGACGAGATTCACACCGTCATCAAAGCCTGTCAGGACGCCCTCGTGAAGCTCGCGCCGGAGAAGTATCGTCGGCAGGGCAGGACGGTCGGCGTTTCGCACGTTGACAGCCGCTTTCGCATGTGAAGCTTCTGAAACACATCTCGTGTATCTTCAGGCATTATGGATCATTGAGCGCGAATCTGATGCTTTAGCTTTGAGTTCCGTTTGTTGGTTTTTCTGCAATATTTGCATAGTATGATTGTCTGAGCCATTCCAATGCTCCGGGGACGCCATAAGTCCATTCGTAGCCAAATTGGCGAGCATAATAGTATCCTTCAAACTCGCTGCCAGAAGTGATGCCAAAAGGAGAGTTGTTTTCTGGGATAGGAAGATCTTTTTCTACGATATATTTTACAACTTTGGGGTAATGGATTAGGCAGCCATTCAGTTTTACGCTTGCTTCATCCTTTCGGTTCAGTGCAAAGAGTGCAAGCGGGTGTAGGTATTCCATTGCCGAGAATGTATCGTTGAATCGAGAATCTTCGAAGAGATTTATGGCATGGAGATAGCGTTTTTCCGATATATAATACTCAACCAGTGAGAGCCTGGCTCCCATTCGATCGCTCGGGTCCAAAGCAAGGCACTCTTCACCAGTCGTGATGGCCTTGTCTTGGCAGAACATATCCCACTGAAGCAACATTAGATGATGAAGGGCCCGCAAGAATGGTCTGTTTTGAACCCATCCTGTGTCTAAAGTGTCTTTGCCTAATTCAAAATTGATAGGGAATGCCTTTTTCCCAGTCGAAACCGCTACCTCTACTAGCATTAGCGCTTCAAGTAATTTTCCTTCACCTGCTTTGCATATTGAGTAATGATGTAAGATATCGATGTGGTAAGGAAATGTCTTGAGAAGGTTTCTAAATCCTTTTGAAAATACTTTCCTGTCGCTGGTGCTTTCGCGAATCTTGTCGAACTCAAGCGTGAGTTCTCCGATATAATCGGACTCAACAAAACGCCAATCATGGTTGCCCATTTGTTGAAGACTATACGGGGGAGTTAGTAGTCGCATGATATTGGATGTGTGATGGTTGAATCGCGCTATCGACTGCTTGTATGCCGGATTTCTACAAGGGGCGAGCAAACTTTGTGAAGATGACGCACCACACGGGACTCGCTTATGTTGACAGCCGCTTCCCGCTGTGAAGCTCCTGCACCACCTCTCGCGCATCTTTGGGTATTCCGGCTACGAGTCGGCGAACAGTTCGCCGCGACGCGGGACAGTGCCTGGTGCGGCCCCGACGGACACGAAGAAGGAACTCACTAGCCATGCGCGGCGGGAGCTTGTCCGCCGCTCGCGTTACCTCAACAAGAACTCCGGTTTCTCGCGCGAGATGGTGGCGGACATGGCGATTTACTCGACAGGCGACGGCATCCGTCCGCAGCCGCAGAGTGACGACGCCGATTGGAACAAGGCCGCCGAAGCCTACTTCGCCCGCTGGTCGGCACGGGCGGAGATCACGCGCCGTTTCAGCTTCGAGGAATGCCAGCACCTCGTTTGCCGGGGTCTCGATGTGGACGGCGAATACTTTTGCCTCAAGGTGCGGGACAACCTCGGAATTCCGCGCCTGCAACTTGTCGAATCACACCGCATCGGCGACACGTTCGGCTCGGCGGAAACGGTGGATGGCATCAAGCTCGACGCCTTTGGCGCACCGCTCGCGTATCGCCTGATTTTGGACGACAACGCAACCCGCGACGTGCCCGCGAACGCCGTCATGCACATCTTCGAACCGGAGTCGGCAAGCGGGGTGCGCCAGCCGCCGACGCTCCAGCATTCGATTAACCACATCTTGGACGAGATGGAGATGCTGGCGCTCGAAAAGCACGCCGTGAAGGATAACGCGGACATTGCCCGCATCTTGAAGCGAGAAAACGGCGCGCTCGACGAGTCGGGCGATTTCAGCGTGGAGACCGGCGAGCAGCCGAACGCGGCGAGCGACGCGGCGCTGCTCCAGCGGATCGTCGGCGGCAAGCTCGTGGCGCTCAAGCCCGGCGAATCGCTCGACAGCTTCCAGTCCAACAGGCCGAGTCCGGTTTTCACGGGGTTCTTGGAGCATCTGAAGCGCGATTCTGCCGCCGGGATGCTGCCGTATGAGTTCGTGCTCGACGCCTCGAAGATCGGCGGCGCGGGCGTGCGGCTCATCGTGGCGAAGGCCGACCGTCGTTTCAGCTATCGGCAGATGATCCTGATCCAGCGCCTTCTGCAACCGACGTGGGGCTATGTCATCGGCGACGCGATCGACCGTGGCGAACTGGCTCCGGTCAAAGGTTGGAACAAGGTCGGCTGGGTCTGCCCAAGGCGCGTGACGGTGGACGCGGGTCGGGAAGATGAATCCCATCGTAAAAATGTAGAAATGGGGTTGCTCTCGTTCTCGGATCACTTTTCGGAACTCGGCATGAACTTCTCCGAAGAGATCGAGCGGCGTGCACAGGACGCGAAGGCGATTCTGGAGACGGCGGCGAGGTATGGCGTGCCGGTGGAGATGCTCTATCGCCCAAGCGGCACGCAGAGCGTTGCAACACCCAACGCTCCCGTTGACAAGCCGGAAAAGGTGTGAGCTTTGCTGACGCCATTCTTCGCCACGAACCGTTGCTTGTTGAACCGCGCCTTCTGGCCGCGTTTGTGGAACGCTGCTCGGGGTTCACGGACGCGTTGAAGGAACTCCTTGGCGAGCCGCCTCAAGCCCGTGTAGAAAACGGCGTCGGCATCCTGCCCATTTGCGGCCCGATCGGGTCGAACCTGTCGCCCATCGAGAAGATGCTTGGCGGCTGCGATGTGGCGGACCTCTCGGCCTCGCTCGATGCCTTCGCCGCCGATCCATCGGTGCGGACGCTGCTCCTCGACGTGGACTCGCCCGGCGGCACCGTGACCGGCGTCCCAGAACTTGCCGAGCAGATCGCGACGTTCCCGAAGCCGAGTGTTGCCTTCACGTCGGGCGAGGCGTGTTCCGCCGCCTATTGGCTGGCCTCGCAGGCCGACGACTTTCTTTCGACGCCGAGCGCGTCTGTCGGCAGCGTGGGCGTGTATCTGGCCCTTCTCGACAGTTCCGCCGCACTGGCCCGCTCCGGCCTCTTTGTCGACGTCATCAAGGCAGGAACCTACAAGGCGGCGGGCTTCCCCGGCACGAGCCTGACTGACGAGCAGCGCGCACTTCTACAAGAGCGAGTGGACACGGTTCACGGGATGTTCATGGGCGCCGTCACTGGCAAACGCCGCCGCGTCGGCCCGGAGTCTATGCAGGGCCAGTCCTTCTACGGCACGCAGGCAGCAGAGCGCGGGCTTGTAACCGGTATTGTGCCGAGTCGCACTGCCATGCTCTCCCGGTTGACAACAATGCATGGGGCATAGCCATGACACTCGAAGAAAAACTTTCCGCCACCGAGGCGAAGCTGGCCGAGGCCGAAACCACTTTGACGAGCGAACGCGCCGCTGTGGAGGCTCTCCGCCAGCAGCTTGCCTCCGCCGAAACTGCGAAGGCGGAGGAATCCGCCCACAATGCCGACCTTCAGACGCAGCTCAAGGCCGCTCGCAAGGAGTCTGCGGACCTCGCTGCTCGTGTGGCAGAGCTTACTGCCGCATCCAAGACCGCCGAGGCGAAGGCCGCCGAAATCTGCGCCTCGGTCGGCGTGACGCCTCTTCCCGTCACCGCGCAGGGCGATGCCGCCACAGCCACTTCGACGAACCTCGTCGAAGAGCTGCGCAAGCAGGAGACACCCGCCGCGCAGACCGCCTTCTGGCGCAAAAACAAGTCCAAGATCATCAACCGTTAAGCGCACGGCACTCCGTGCCTGCCCCCGACGTAAACCGACTGCAACTTTCCACTTATGGCCAACACGCTCACCAACCTTCAGGACATTCGCATTTCGCAGGCTTTTCTCGAAGCCTTTCGCGCCGCTCTCCAGCCGCTCCGCGCCTTCTCGACCGACTTTTCCGCCGAGTTTCTTGAACGCGGCAAGACGGTTACAGTGCCGGTCGTCGGCAACGCCCTGCCAACGAGTTCCGACTTCGAAGGCAGCTACAGCAAGAACGCCGACCGCACCGTGAATACGCTCGCCGTGACCTGCGACCGCCACAAGGTGCGCTCCTTCCACCTGACCGACAAGGAGTCCGCCGAGTCGAGCTTCATCAAGCTGGAACGCCTCGCGGGTTCCGAGGCCAAGCAGCTTGCTCAGGATGTGCTTCAGGACATTTTCTCCGTCGTCACGGCGGCGAATTACGGCGAGGCGGCGATCCCCGCCGTGGCTGCGACGGACTTCGATTCGACGCACGTTCTCGGTATTCGCGGCGCGTGCGCGAGGGCCAAGATGCCGACGACTGAGCGCAGCCTGATCCTCGACGACGCCTACTACACGGCGCTCCTCGGCGACGAGCGCGTGAGCCATAGCTACCTCGCGCAGATGAGCCAGCCCTCGCTCATGGAGGCCCACGTTCCGCGCATCTACGGCTTCGACATTTTCGACACGATCGTGCTGCCGGAAAACGGCGAAAAGCTCGTCGGTTTCGCGGCCCATCCTGCGGGCCTAGCGGTGGCGATGCGATACCTAGCGCCGCTGCGGCCAGAGTCCTACTTGGAGTCCGGCCCGGTGTCCGATCCCGAAACGGGCATCACTTTCGGCTACCGCCGCTTCTACGACAACGACAGCGGCAAGGAGATCGTCGCCTTCGAATGCCTCTACGGCTTCAAGCCCGCGATCGCGGCGGGCATCAAGCGCCTCGTCGCGCCGGGGCAGGCCGAGTAACTTTCCTGCTGCGTGGCATAACTCCGAGGCTCCGTCCTTCGCGGCGGGGCCTCGTTCGTTGACAAGCCCTCACCACTATGAACCATCACGAACAGGACAGTGCCGAAGGCTTTGCTGAATTGCTCGACGCGGCGGGCGTGTTGCTGACGCTCGATGGCGTTCCGATCAGGGCACTGCTCAGGGCAACGCCGCCGGATCTGAACCGTTACGACCTGTCCGTCGGCGACGACAATTCGGTGCAGGTTCGCGTCCTTGCGTCGGCCTTCTCCGGTGGCCTGCCCGTTGCCGGAAGTTCCTTCGAGGACGAAGCCGGGACGACCTACCGCATCCGGCGCACCGCCCGCTCGCCGAGCCGCGTCCTCATCACTTTTGACTGCGAACTCTGCCAGCCATGACAACCGAAGAACGACTTGCCCAGATTGAACATCGCCTGACGACCCTCGAAGTCACCCTCTGGGGGCAGCATGGCGAGAACGGGCTGCGCTCGGACATCCGCGAGATGAAGCGCAAGATGGACATGATCCTGCGCTGGGTTTGGGTGACTTCTGCGCTGCCGCCGCTGACCGTCGGGCTCATCGCGATCCTGAAGTTCCTCGGGAAACTGTAGATGGAAACCGCCGTCGATACCCGGGAGCTGCGGGCCTTCAACAAGGCGCTTGCGCAATACCTGCGCTGGAACAAGCGCGAGCAAGGGCCGCTCATCGAGGCGCGGGCGGCTAGGCTGCGTTTTGCGATCTACCGGGGCTTTCGCGCGATTGCGCCGACTGCGGAGCGCATCGAGCAGGAGGCCGCCGCGCTCGGCTACAGGATCAAACGGGGTCTGAATCGCGATGGCACAAGGCGCACAGTGGGAGAGGAGCTTGCCGCGCGTCGCAAGTCGATCCGCTTTCTCTCGGTCTCGTGGCTTTTCCGCGCTTGGAAGCGAAGTAGGGAAGGCCAGAACACGCAGGCCGCCGCCGTGTCCCGAGCAAAGGAACGCATCGGTCAGGCCATCGTCCGCACGGCGAAAGGGCAGAGTCATCCCTCGGTTTTGCTGGAGAGTTTTCTCGAAGGCGTGCAAGTGCAGAACAGTCAGCGCGGAATCGTGGAAGACGCCCTGCGCGGCGAAGTGGCGGACATGAAGTCGTACGTGCGGCGCAAGCAGCTGGAGAAGTTGTCCTTGATGCTCACGAATCGGTAGTCATACTCTGGAATATGGCTTTGGATTCAGAGGCGCGCAAAAGGTTGAACGAGATGTGGCATCGTTATAATCTTCCTTCGAGCCCAACTTGTGGGGCGTTGGGGGAGTGTAAGCAATTCTTGGTTGAAATGGATAGAATCGTTTCCTCTGATGCGAAATTGTCTGTGGATAATGATGGTCCCAAATGGGTTCCAGAAAGTGACGAAGATTTTGCGGAGTATTTCGCTGAGAAAGATGCTTGCCGTGCTGTCCATGATTACGTGCTGACTCCCTTGACAATGTATTCCGCCGTGTTGTTGATCTATTCTGTTTTCGAACATGAATTGATCCGGGTGGCTGAAAAGATCGGTGGACAGGGCGCAATGGGTAAACCAAGCGGCTCTATTTTGAAACCAGCGGTGGAGTGTTTTTTGAGGGACGCGAAGATTGATATCAAGCAGCTTGTTTTATGGGATTACATTCCAAGGATAGAATCTATTAGGCATTGCATCGTGCATTGCTATGGAAATCCATCGTATCTGAATACAAACTCAAAGAAGAGGTTTGACGAGGCTGTTAAAGCATTGTCGCCTATGGTCGTTATCCGGTATGAAGATAAAGTTGAGATAGATGCTCAGGCATGTAGAGCGTTTCTTTTCATTATTGCTCGTTGGTATAGAGATCTGTTTGAGCATCTGAATTGGGAAATTGATGAACAACGGTGGGATCAGCTTGTGGTTGACTTGATTCCGAGCGCATGAAGCTCTCCGCCGTTCTGCCGTCCGTTGCCAGCCTGATTGTCGACGAACCCTTGCTCTCCACGATCCCGCTCATCACGGCGGCGGATGCGGAGCACAACGCGAAGCTCCAGAGAGCGATCAACGAGACCGGTCTCTGCATCGTGGCGACCGTGGCCGCCGGACGGCTCAAAGACGCCAAGACGCCCCTTGTTCACATCGAAAGCACCGTGACGCTCTCGGTTGTCGAGAACCTTGCCCGGAACCAGTCGGGCATCACGGCGCTGGCAGTAGTCGAGCGGCTCCTTGAAACGCTGCACCGGGCGCAAGAAGGGCACGCGCGTTCATGGCTGCGGGTTGACAACGACGCCTTCGAGACCGGCCCCATCGACGGTGGCCTCGTCGTTTACTTCGTCAACCTCACCGCAACCAGCATCAACGGATGAACACGCGCCCCATTGTCGTCGGCAGCCACGCTTTTCTCTACCCGGAGGGCAAGGCTTTCAGCTCGCCCGCAGCGGGCGTTTGTGGCCGTGCCGCGAAGCCCGGCGCCGCCGATACGGGCTGGATCGACCCCGGCATCGTGGACAGCCTGAAGGTGGCGAAGTCGTCCGACAAGCGGGAGATTTTCGCGCCGACGCCGGGCCAGCGCCGCCTTTACGACGTGATCGAGGTGAACCGCGACCTAAAGTTCACGCTGGCGCTCAAGGAGGCCGGGCCGCTGATGTTTGAGCACCTTTTCGGCACGCTGCCACTCGATGCGGCGAGCGGCCAATACAACCCGCTCGAAGGGGCGACCAAACGCGGCTGGGTGAAGATCCAGCAGTATGACCACACGGACGCCATCGTGAACACGGTGGACGTGTTTTGCTTCATGGAGATCGACGGCGAGGTAGAGTTCGGCGAGGAGGCGGTGAGCTACGACCTCGTCTGCCGCGTGCTCCACTCGCCGCTCAACACTGGCTCAATCATCCCCTCGACGGCAGGATAACCCGTGAGCGACGACGCGGAAATCCCTCTTTTTACGGACGCGGCGCCGGTGGCGATTGCGCTTGGCGGCTCGTCCACGAACGACGCGCCGGAGCTGCGCCCGATTGCTGCCGTGGACTTCACAAACGACGACGCGGAAGCCCTTGAACCTCGGCGTTCGATTTAGCCCATGTTCCTAACCGAAGGCCAAACGCCCGATCCGCCTCAGGTGATCCCGCTGCCCGGCTCGCGGGGCTACAGGGACGTGTCGCCGCACCCGGATTTGTTCGAGGACTTTGCGGACGTGTATCCAGAACTGCTCACGCTCGGCAGCCTTTGGGGCACGGGTCCGACCGAGCCGACGTATCCCGATGATGACGACGACGATCCGCCGGTCGTGAACCCGCCCGAAACCCGCGACTGGGGTGACGGCAGCTTTGACGAGACGCTCACGCTCGGAGCCGGGCTCACGGCAACGGAGACGAGCACGGCGGTCTACGTCGAGGCGCTGGCCGATTCGCCCGACGCCTTTGCCATCGGCGTTGCGCTCTCCGCGACCGAGACGACGACGATGATCTCCCTTGCGCTGCCGACGGACGGCATGACTTTCGGTGCGGCGCTTGGCGTTACAGAGACGGACACGGGCCGCTACCTCGCGCCGGAGTGCGACCCGGTTGACATCGGCCTGTCGCTCGAAGTGAGCGAGACCGAAACGACGACGACCGCCGACTCTTCCGAGGCCCTCGCCCTCGGCATCGCGCTCACCCTCACCGAAACCTCGACCGTCCTATGAACATCCCGCTTGGCATTTCCGGCATCTATGACCTCGCGCTTCGCAACGCCCGCACGGGTTTAGTTACGGAGCTTGGCCGTGTCAGGAACCTCATCACGGATGCAGGCTTCGACGCTCCGGCGCGCTACGCATTCGCCAAGTGCTTCGAGGTCATCGCAGTCGGCACGGGACGCACGGCGGCGAAGGCGACGGATACGAAGCTGGAGGCGTTTGTCGCCAAGAGCACCACGTACGCGACAGGCGGCAGCACGATCAACGGTGTGAACTTTCCGAACGCCGCGACGAACGACTACACGGTGCGCGAACTCTTCCGCACCTTCCTTGCCTACCAGAATCGGAGCGGCGCGGCGGTGGCGATCGGTGAACTCGGCGTCTCGTGGGAGAACGTGGATAACCCGACGCTCTTCAGCCGCATCGTGCTGACGGACGCGGTCAGCGTGCCCGATGGCTTCGATTTGCTTGTCCGCTACACGCTGCGCTTCCAGCTCCCGAAGGACATCTTCCGCACATGGAAGGCGACGACGTTGGCCATCGGATCGACGCAGGTGCCCGGCAAGCTGACGATGGCGGCGTATTACTACAAGACCGATTCGTCTGCGTATTTCGGCCTCTCCTGCATCAATGCCGACGGCACGAGCGCGAACGTCCTCACGGGCACAGGCACGGACGCGGGTAGGGCGCACCCATTTTTCGGCCTGCTGGAGCCATCCTCCATCGGCAGCGGTATTGCGGGCGCGATCGACAGTAACACGAGCGACGACGCCACGTATTGCCTTGGCGTCGGCAACGCGCTTGGCGGCGTGCTGGTGGACTATGTCGCAGGCAGCGGCGTTGTTATTAAGAGGTTCACTTTCCCGGCGTCCAAACTGCCGGGACGCACGGATTTGCGCACTATAGCTGTCGGTATGACAGGTGGTAGCAGTTCCAATCTTTCCAGCGGCAACAATGCCTACGCGCACCAGATTCGCTTTCAATCTGACGCTGTCTTCACGAAGGCGGCGACGGTGCAGTGGGACATCGACCTGACGCTCACCTGGGCGCGGGCGTAATTTTGGGGCAACGCAACTCGAACTATTCGAAAATGTCGAACACATGGACAAGACAACTTTGATCGCCCTCGGCGGGCAGGAACTGGACGTGACGCACTTGGACGGCACTACGGAGCGCGTGCTCGTGCGCCTCCTCAAGATCGCGGAACTGCCGCGCTACTTTGAACTTGTGGAGAACGAAGGGCCGCTCGCGGCGTTTGTCTGCGGGAAGCCTGACGACTGGCCGGACGCGCTGACGGCGGAGAGCCTGCTCGACATCTGCGAGGCGGCGCACGACCTCAATTTTCAGAATGCCCGCCGATGGGCCGAGCGGCGGGCGCGTCAGACGGAGGCGCTCCTGCCCGTCGCCGAAACGGGACTGCGCGTGAAGCAGGCCTTGGGGAGTGCCTCGCAGACTGCGGCCTCATCCTCGGAAAAACGCCCGCCGAGATTGCCCAAAGTGTAAGCCTGCCGGAGCTGTTTCTCGTCCTCCGCCGCAACGACCGCAAGGAGGCCGACAGGTTGCTAGTTCAGATGGACGTGGCGTTTCTATCAGCCGCCGCGCCGTGGTCAGCAAAGGCCGGGAGGATGCTGGAGAGGTGGCGGGCGGGTTTCCTCAATTCGGACAAGAATATCACTTTTTCGCGGTAAGCGTATTTTCACCAGACGCGTACTGTTTGCTTAAGGAATTCAGTGTCTGATTCCGTTCTTGTATAGCTATTCGGGCGTCATCCCAATTGAGACATAAATCAACATGATCAGGAAGAGTTCCGTTTGGGGCTTTGCGACAGGCGGACAACCCTAATGTATTTCCATTGTTATGTGACGCATACTTAACGGTTGCTTCATCCATGAGTCTTCGACTCCCAGAGACTTCATCCGTTATTAGTTTTCGAATACTATCTTGTATTCTACTTGTGCATTCCATGTATGTTCGTATATATGGCTTGATGGGTATCTTGTCTGGCATCTTTGCAATTAAAGCCTTAAAATCTTTAGGCCTTTTCACGTCAGATGAATCCGTTATTTTACTTTTGCTTATATACGGATCAATAGTAGTTATTATCCATCGTGCACCATTTTTTTCTTCTGCTTTTTGGCATGTCTGAAATGAATCTGGTGTTAAATTTGCATGCTGGGCTACATTTCTTAAGTAATATATTGTCTGATATTCTAAAGAAGTTAATTCTTCTTTTTCGAAAATGGTATCAACGCTCTCTTTCGCAGATGCGTCTTTGATGCGCTTTACATGTTTTTTGACTTGGTCCTGGTATTGCCTAGATAGACTTAGTATTGTCACGAGCCTTCTCATCATAAGCGTTTGAGTGTATACAGAATCTATGTAGCTATTGTTGCTGTAGACTGTGTATCTAATAGCTTCAGATAGCATGGTGCTTTCCCATTCTATGTATGACGTTACCAGCGCATCATATAAAATTTCAATTTGCAGGGCGGAACTTAAACATGATTTGGCTGCTTTATAGTGCTGATAATCTTCCTTTGTGATAGGCAGCTCAGGAAACCTACCCATCACATATACTCGTAGTATGTAAGTGTCCATAATGATAATTGACGTGGAATAGCATGTCGGTTGTGTTCATATTGTGCAAGCCAGTTGACACTCTCCGCCCACGATGGCGGATGCCCGTGTCAGTGTTTTGATTGATCTGCGCTCGAAGCTCGCGGGCTTGGAGGCGGCGGCGCAGGGATTTGCTGGGCTCATCAAGCTGGCCGCCGGGTTCGCCACGGCGTATCTCAGCGTGCGCTCGGTCGTCGCCGGTGCGCGGGATATCATCGACCTTGGCGCTGAACTGGAGCACCTCAAGGCACGCACAGGCGAGTCCGCGTCGCGGATGCTCGTTTTCCGGCAGGCACTGGCCGACATCGGCGTGGACGCGAAGAAGGGCGAACAGGCGCTCGACTCTCTCACTCAGAAGGTCCGCAACGCGATCGGCAAGACCGGTGCACAGGCGAACCTCCTTTCCCAGCTCGGCCTCGACCCCGAGAAGCTGAACGCGATGGGCAAGCTCGACCGCTTCGAAGCCGTGGCCGAGGCCCTGCGCAACACGAGCGACGAGAGCCTCCGCACGCAGGCGGCGATGGAGCTTCTCGACGGCTCGGCGGGCGAACTCTTTGCCCTCATTGACAACCCCGATGCAATGGCTGACGCCGCTCGCTCGATCGGCCACATGGGCGAAGTCATGGACCGAAACAGCGCGGCGTTCGAGCGCGCCGGGACGCTGTTTGACCGTCTGAAGAACAAGGGCCGCCAGCTGTTTGCGGGCATCGGCGACATTCTGATCGACGACCTGCTCGGGCCCCTCGAAGAGGCGAATTCCTTCGACTTCACCTCGCTCGGCCAGCACATCGGTGCGTTCGTGCAGGTGGGCATCAACGCGTTCAAGGACGGCCACTTTGCGGAGTTCATCGGCCTTGTCATCGAGGCGGGTTTCGAGCAGGGCATCGCGGCGGCGAAGAAGCTCTGGGACGCGGCGTTCGGCAGCGGCTCGGGCGGCTTCTGGGCGAGCGTCCTCAACGGTGTCATGACCTTCAGCGTGAAGATTGTGGGCGGCTTGATCGACGCCTTCGAGGTGCCGATTGCCTACCTTTCGGCTGGCTTCCGATGGGTAGCCTCGCTTCTGCGCTACGGCTTGGAAAGCGCGGCGATCGCGGTCAGTGCGGCCTTCGGCACGGTCATCAACTTCATCGCGTCGGGCTTCGAGCGCGTGCTCAACTACGTGATTGGCCGCGTGAATGCGATCACCGCCGCGCTGCCGTTCACGGACGGCACGCAGATCGGCGCAGTCGAGATCGGGCGCGTCGAATGGAGGCAGGGCGAGGTCGAGGGCCCGGCGGCGTATAGCGACTTGCTCGACGAGCAGAAACAGGGCCTCTCCGCGATCGGCGATGGCGTGAAGGGCTACCTCAATACGAACCTCGACGAGTCGCGGAAAATACTCGGCCTTGAAACTGACGAAATGGGCAGCCAGCTCTCCGCGACCGAGCGCCTCAATGCGCTCATCGAGGAGCAGATTGCCCTGCGCGAACAGGTGGGCGCAGGTGACGCAACCGTGCCCCCCAAGCGCGAGGTGACGAACGCCGAGCCCGTTTACCCGGCTGAAAAGACCTTTGTTCAGAAGAGCGATGACCAGTTTGGCCAGTATCAGAACGGCATCGGCGACTTTGGCGTTGGCGAGATCGACGCGGCGCGGGCCGCCTTGCAGGATCTCGTCGTCGAAATGGGCACGGTGGCGCAGCAGGTCTACGGCGTCATCGGCAGCGTCGCGGGCAGTTTCCGCACGTCCCTTGGCGATAGCATTACGGGGCTCATCAACCGCACGATGGACTGGAGCGACGCCCTGCGGAACATCGGCTCCAGCGTCGTGCAATCGATCATCCAGAGCTTCGCCGACATGGCCGCCGCGTGGATTACGAAGCAGCTCGTCATGTTCGCGCTCGGGCAGAAACTGAAGGCTGCGGACAGCGCGACGACTGCCGCCAAGGGCGCTGCCGACGCGGCCTCGATGGCCCCGGCTGCGGCCACGGCGTCCATCGCGTCCTTCGGTGCGGCGGCGGCGATCGGCTTGGCACTCGTCCTTGGGGCGATGGCGATCTTCGGCGGCTTCGCGGAAGGCGGCTGGACGGGCGCGGGCGGCAAGTATGACCCGGCGGGCATCGTGCACGCGGGCGAGGACGTGTTCAGCCAGTCGAACATCGCGCTCTGGGGCCGTGGCAGCGAGGGCCTGAAAAACGTGGAGCTGCTCCGCCGCGTCGGCCCGGCTGCACTGCCCACGGTGGCCAATCGCACGGGCACGTCTCACGCGATGATGGGCCAGTTGCGCCTGAACCGTCCCGGCTACGCGCTCGGCGGGATCGTCGGCAGCAGCGTGGCAATGGCGGACATTCAGAAGGAGGTTGCGGCGGGCAAGGTTGACTCGGGCGGCAGCGAGAAGCGCCGCGTCGAGGCGTTCCTTTTCCACGACAAGCGAACGAAGAACGACATCCTCGCCAGCCCCGAACTGGAGGACGCGGTTCTCCGCATTATTGAACTCAACTCATGAGCCTGCACACGATCACTTTGAACGGCGAAAGCGTCCTCCTTTTCCTCGCGCCTGTGGACTGGGCGGAGGGCGTCGCGATCACGCACCGGCTGGATGCCGAGGTGGATGAGGGGCTGACTGGCCTTGAGTCGCGGCGGCCTCGCTACGGTGCGCTGCGGATGGAAATGAGCTTTACGGCGTTGGTCACGGGCGCCGACGTGGGGACGCTCCGCGAAGGGCTGCGCTCTACGGCTAGGCTGCGCGTGGCGGTGCCTCTCTGGCCGGATTTGCTGGAATCGGGCACGGCTGCTGCGGGTATCTACACCGCGCCGAACGTTCTCCAGTGGAACATGGACACGGGGGCCTACGCTGTGAACAAGGCGACTGCGCTCCATCCGCTGCGGGCTCCGCTTCTCATCGGTCGTTTGTCGGATGAACCGGAGATGGAGGTGCTGGGTGGCGGGCTTGTCGCCGTGACGATGAAGGTCGTCGAGGATAGCCCGTATGCCGAGCGCATCGGGCTCAACGCGGTCGATGTCGGCGGCGACTGGCCCGTGGACCTCATGCCGGACTGGAAGAAGAACGCGGCTGGCATCCAGCACCGCGCCGAGGCATCACAGGTAGGAGAGGGGCGAGAGCGGCACGTGGAGGGCGTCGAGAGCCTCGTCCGCATGACGCAACAGGCGAATTTCGTTCTGCATGACGCGTCGCGCATACGGCGGCTCCTGTCCTTCTACCGCGCCCGTCGAGGCCGTGCGGAGAGCTTCGTCATGCCGTTCTGTTTGCAGACTGGGACGACTGCGATTCATCACGGGCGTTTCCGCTTCGCCAAGGATGGGCTGAAAGTGACGTTCAACGCGCTGGGTGTGGCCGAGGCGGCGGTGTCGTTTGTCGAGGCCCCGGACTTTGTTGGCGAGGAACAAGCGCGTGCTGCGACGGCTTACCTTTTCGAGTTCGTTTACGAGGTGCCGAGCCCCGTCATCTACCGCTACACGAACTACGAAAAGCCGCTCGTCTACGCGGGGCACACTTACGAGCCGCAGAAGATCGAGCACGGCAATCGCAAGCAGAGCACCAATCCCGCAAAGGACGAACTGACTGTGACTTGCGGCGAGTTCACGGACAGTCTCGGGCGGCGTAACCCGCTCTGGCAGCGCGTGGGGCATGGGCTGGAGCGGCGGCTGCTCCTGACCGTTTACGCATGCAACCCGGCGTCGCCGAATGACTCGGCAAGCGTCTACTGGCGGGGCAGTTGCGGCGAAGTGACGCCGACGGGGCGGCTCTGGAAGGCTAAGTGCGTGCCCTATGCCGGGCGGCTGGATTCGATGGCCCCGGCGACGATCCTCAAATCCGGCTGCAACAACTTCTTTTGTGACAAACTGTGCGATCCGGCGGGCACGATTCGCGCCGCGCTGACGACGACGGGGGCGGTTTCCGGCGCGTCGGGCACGGTGCTCAAGATCGCGGGCCACAACCATCCGGACGGCTACTTCGCGGGCGGCTGGGTGGAAGTGGGCGAGGGCGACGCGCACGAGTTCCGGGCGATCCAGACGAGCCGCAAGACCACAACCGGCATTGAGCTAATCCTGCAACGCCCGCTCCTGCGCTCGCACGCGGGTGAAACCGCAACCTTTCTGCCCGACTGCGACGGCCAACCGTCAAGGTGCAAAGCCTACGGCAACTACGCGAGGTTCCGGGGCTTCCCGTTCATCCCTGCCGACAACCCGACGCTGCCCGATTCAAACGTGGACATGGATTACTCGAAGAAGTGAGGTGGTTTGTTTTGTGAAAATTCTTGCGTTACCAAGGGTTTTGGGTTGTTTTTCGAAGAAAATATGCGCACATCCGCGATAGTCCCGCCTGTATACACACTTGTTGTGTCAATAGTAGCGATACTTGTTTCAGTCCGGAACTGTTATTCAATGTATCAACAAGACTGTGAACTGGGTCATTTCGTTGTCCTTGAAAATGTATGTGCAATTAATGGAAGGATCTACGACCCGCAAACAGGGCGTTTCCTTTCGCCGGATCCAGTGGTGAGTGATCCTAATGATTTGCAGAGTTATAATCGTTATAGTTATGTCCATAACCGACCGTTGACATATGTTGATCCGAGCGGTTATGAACCGGTAAGGAATAGAGTTGGGACTATGGATACGTTTCTGAATGTTATGAATACGAGTCCGAGTCGTGTTGGAACTCATTCCGGCGATCAGGCATCGGCAACACTGTTGTCATTTGCGAAGACTGAGGGCGTTTTTCACCCCAAGCCTGTTACGACCCCATATTTTAATGAAAAACCGGGTCGTTATGTATATACCGAAAAGGGCGGATGGGTTGATATGGTGCATTTCCTGTTTTATGCAGGAGATGCGTATAAGTATAAAACGGAAGGCGAAGAGCATCCAATAGGTGAGGCAATGCAAGATGGGTATGCTCAAGAGCGTTCAGACAGAAAGGAGTCAAGCTATAGTTATGAAGATTTGCCTTCCGATCGTTTTGGCGCGGATTTCGCTGTCAATTATTTTGACCCCCAAAGCGATAAGACATTGTCAGAGCAGATTCATGATTATTTTGATGCTACACTAAAGCCTACTGATCCTCAAAATGCTCCAAATTATGATAATTTGCCAGAGTCACACAAAGATCTAGAAGGGAGTGCTCCTTCCGCACAAAACACGACGACGGTCCCCATGTATGTCAAGCCAGATGAAAAAACGAATTAATGTTATTATGTATGCATTTTTGTATTACAAATCGTAAGTTCTGGATCGTTTCTGTGGTTGCTTGTGTTTTGGCGGTGTCTGCGTGGTTGTCTCATTGTTTACTGACGCCATCGGATGAGTCTCAGATCAGAAGGACGATCCATCTAGTCGATACCTTTCGTTCAGTTCAAGGAAGGCTTCCTGTGTCGTTGTCTGATGTTGGTATGGTTGATTCCGAAAATGGCCCAATTTACTATCAGAGAGAGTCGGAATATGACTATATTATTTGGATGGGAGGTTCATTAGGGGAGTCGATAATTTACGAGTCGAAGACTGGGCAGATCCACAGATAGGTTGACACCCCCGGCAGGCCATGAGCCTGCCTTTCTTTTCTTCCCCTGAACGCATCTCAACGCTCGACAAGGCCGCCGTCGGGTGGCTTGGGACACCTTTTCGCGCCCACAACCGGGCACGTGGGCCGCGTGGCGGCGTCGATTGCGGGAATCTCATTCAGGAGCTCATGCTGGAGGCCGGATTCCTTGCTGAACGCCTCGACCTGCCGCGCCCGCCGACGGACTACGGCCAGCACAATGCCGCGAGCCTTGTCTGCGACTTCCTAGAAACCCATCCGGCGCTCACCGGGCGTATCGCAAAGCTGACCGATCCCGCCGTGCTTGATGCCCCCATGCCCGGCGACATCCTCGGCATCCGCGTGGGCCGCTGCGTGCATCACCTCTGCATCGCGCTCCCAAGCGGACGCTTCGTGCAGGCACTCCAGCCCCACGGCGTCACGATCCAGCCGCTTGCGGAAATCCAGAGCCGCATCGAGGTCATCTACCGGCCCATCGCGTAAATGCCGACCGACCTGCCAGTCGCCACGGAGACGCCAGTTGCCGCGCCGCTGCCCTTCGGCATCGACGGCAGCCGGACCTCGACGAACGAAAAGGGCATCGTCCTGCCGCACCTTTGTGGGACGCGCAAGGTCGCGCTCAAATGGGTCTCGCCGACGTGCAACTACTGGACCCGGAACATCAAGCAGAAGGTCGGCAAGGAGAAGAAGACGGTCGCGAAGGACGTGTTTTGCTCGATCGCGGGCGCGGTGTGTCTCGGGCCGATTGAACGCGTCGAGGCGATCTATTACGGCGGCGACGCGATTTGGACGACCGGTTGCTCGTTTGGCGCGGGCGAGTATTCGCGAACGATACAGACCGAGAAAGGGACGTTTATCGTCTATCGCGGGACGGATTCGCAGCCCTTGGATTCGGTTCTCGCAGGGCAGGCGGCGGCGTGGCCGAGCTACGAGAAAACGAGCTTCAGCGGCTGGTTCGCGGCGCTGCTGGTGAAGATCCGCGAACGGCTCTCCACGGCGGGCACGGTGGACGGCATCTGCCGCGACGGGCATCCGCGTTATGTGGGCGTGTGCTACGTCGTCTGCAAGGATCTCTATTGCGGGCGTAATTCGCAGGCCGTCCCGAACATCGAAATCGCCGTCAGCCGTGCGCCCGTCGTGCCCGCGTGGCTTGCCATCGACACCACTCGCGCCGCGAACGGATGTAACCCGGTGGCGATCATCGCGGAGATCTTGACGCGCCCGGAGCTGGGCGTCGCGCTGACGCAGGACGAGATCGACACCGGCGGCCTCGAAGCCCTCGCCGCGAGCCTCGCGAAGGACAAGGCCCGCTACTACCTTTCGCCGCTCTTCGACGCACAGGAATCCGCGAGCAAGCTCATCGAGGGCATTCT